AGGCACTTGCATTTGTCGGAACATCCGGTGTCCAGATCGGCTGGCTTGCATCTCAGGCAGATATGCTTGCAGAGGATTGGAGAATTTTGGATTGGGATTATTTCACTCTTGACTTCCGCAACAGCAGTACTGGCTATATCGAATTCGGCGGCAAGAGGTTTAAGGCTAAGTTACTTAATGTCAATAGCAGATTGTTTTGTGGACTCGAAGATCAGGCAGATGAAATAACCTTTGCATTTTGGGCTGATGACGAAAGTAAAGGTAGGTGAGTAAAACCAAATGGAGTTAATCAAATTCGGAGAAAAAGGCAGTCAGTATTTTATTGACAGGAAGAACCAGAACAAACCGTGCGGAATCTATGACTTCTGTGAGTATGTTGGGATTCCGTATCATCAGTTCATAACGCTTTTGAAGTTCGCCCCGTCAAATAGTGACTTTATGTGCGACACTCAGATTTACAAGAAGATTGACACGGCGAAGCAGTTCATGCAGAGGATCCTTGCAGACCTCGAAAGGCGCACGATAGCCGGTGAAATCTCGCCTGCCGTGTACATGTACTATCTTGAACATTATGGAGATGTGTTGGAATGAGTAATTACAAGCCGGGTGATAGATTCATCATCGAGATTGAGTCAGTCCTGAAAGAGAACGGGACGACGCTGTACAAGATCAGAGGATTCAACGCACTTGTGTTTGATGAAGTCGGACTGGGCAAGCTTCCACCGATGGACAGCGAGACAATCAACATGATTGACAAGAAGTCATACAACACCGGATATAACGTAGGTGTGTCTGACGGAATCTATGATGAAAAGATAAGAATCAAAGGAAAGATAAACAGTCTGGTCGAGACATTGTTCGATTAAAAATATACGAAAGGAGACTGAGAGAGTTGCGCGCGCTTAAAAGATATCTTTCTTTCTCCTTTGCTAATGGATTATCAGGAATTTTTGGAAACAAAAAGAATCAGCGTTGAGCCGTGCGGATTTGACGTTAACAAGGATGAACTGAATCCGAATATGTTTGATTTCCAGAAGGATATAGTCAAGTGGGCATTAAAGAAGGGCAAAGCGGCATTACTTACCGGATGTGGCACAGGAAAGACAATCTGTGAACTGTCATGGTCAGAAAAGGTTGTTGAACATACTGGCGGCGACGTTTTAATCATCGCTCCACTGTCCGTTGTCGAACAGACAAAGAATGAGGGAGTCAAGTTCGGGACGATGCCGGTAAACGTATGCAGAACGCAAGCTGATGTAAAGCCTGGTATCAACATCACCAACTATGAGATGGCAGAGCATTTTGACCACGGTCATTTCGTTGGAGTTGTGTTGGATGAGTCGAGTATTCTAAAGGGCTATAGTTCTCAGACAACAAAGAATATGATTGAGTGGTTTTGGAACACTCCATACAAGCTTATCTGTACAGCAACGATAGCCCCAAATGCATATACAGAAATTGCAACGTCCTGTGAGTTTTTGGGAATCATGAAACGCTATGAGATGCTGGCAACGTACTTCGTTCATGATTCAGGCACAGACAAGGGTAATAAGTGGCGACTTAAGAAGTCAGGCAGTAAACGGTTTTGGGAGTTCATGGCAACGTGGGCTATCTGTTTTTTGAACCCAAAGGAACTCGACTACGACATAGAAGGTTACGACTTGCCGCAACTGAACATCAAGACAGTGATTGTCAACTCTGAACTGATTGACGGTGAGGTTGTTGTGATACCAGCTGAGACTTTAGAAGAACGCAGGTTCGCACGGAAAGACTCGATTGAGGCCAGAACAGACAAAGTCCTTGAAATCATCGGAGACTCAGACGAACAGTTTCTGATATGGGTTGACTACAACGATGAGTCAGCAGCCATACACAGGAAAATCAAAGACAGTACCGAAATTAAAGGCAGTGACGATCCGGAGGTCAAGGCACAGGCAAGTGTTGACTTTGCAAACGGAAAGATAAAGACGCTTATCAGCAAGCCGTCAATATTCGGATTCGGTTCAAACTTCCAGAGCTGTCACAACATGATTTTCTGCGGATTGTCCGACAGTGAGGAAAGGTTCTATCAGGCCATTCGCCGTTGTTGGAGATTCGGACAGAAGGAACCGGTAAACGTGTACATCATCATCTCTGAAAGAGAAATAAACGTCCTGAACAACATCAACCGGAAAGAGGAGCAGATTCATGAGATGCAAAGAGAAATGACAATGCTCATGAAGGATACCATTCTTTCAGAAATCAGGAACACGAAAAGGCAGACTGAGGACTACAAACCAAACGAAGGGATGAACTTACCAACATGGATATAAACATTGTTGACCAGTACATTGACGACAAGTGCGCTATGTACTGCGCTGATACTGTCGAAGCAATAAAAATGTTCAGTGATGACTCAATGGACATGGAACTGTATTCGCCTCCGTTTTCATCGTTATTCACATTCAGTAACAGCGACAGGGACTTATCAAACTGTAAGAGTGATGAAATCTTCTTTGAACACTTTGATTACATCGTCAAAGACCTTTACCGGATTTTGAAACCCGGTAGGATCATGGCTGTGCATTGTACGAACATCACGACTTCAAAAGAGCATGATGGATACATCGGAATCAAAGATTTCAGAGGTGATTTGATCCGGTTATTCCAGAAGGAAGGATTCATCTATCACTCAGAGGTGTGCATCTGGAAAAATGCCGCACTTGCAATGCAGAGAACAAAGGCAATCGGATTACTCCATAAGCAGTTGAAAAAGGACTCGACCATCAGCAGAATGGCACTCCCTGATTACATCATCTTCATGAGGAAGCCTGGAGAGAACGCAGTTCCGGTAACTCATACGAATGAGAGCTATCCGGTATCGAAATGGGCTAATGTTGCAAGCCCAATATGGGACATGGAGTCGCCGGTCTGGATGGATATTAATCAGTCAAAGACACTGAACAGGTCATTTACTGACGACGACTCAGAGAGGCATATAGCACCGACTCAGTTAGACGCACTAGAACGCTGCATAGAACTTTACAGCAACGAAGGTGAGGTAATTTTCACGCCATTCCTTGGAATCGGTTCTGAGGTCTATCAGGCTCTTAAAATGGGACGTAAGAGCATAGGCATTGAGTTAAAAAAAGTCTACTTTGAACAAGCAGTAAAGAACGTGAAAAGCCTTGAATTTGAAGCCAGACAGATAACACTTCAGGACTATTTTGGAGAAGGAAATGAAACTGAAAAAGAAACCGGATTATGATTTTCTGTTGATTTGAGAGAGGGAGATAAGAGCATGGCTGAAACAACTGAATGCAACGATACACGGAGCTGCTATCTGAGGGACGGAATAACCGGCGGTTGCCGCGCACTGTCTGAATCATACCAGAATGACGGTGAATGCCCGTTTTGCAAGGCAAAGCCGTCTGATAAGGGCGAGAGATTGAAAGTACCGAACAATCAGAAATACCTCAAGAATCTCGGTCAGGAGTACGGCATATGGAAATGACACAGATAGGGCGAAACCTTGACGCTATCCGCAAGCAGAGAGGATTCACAGTAGATGAACTTGAAAAGAGAACGGGACTGTCACACAACGCGACATATGTACACATCAGAACCGGAAAGATGTTACTCGGTGCTTTGCTGAAATACGCAGAGGTACTCGGATGCAGTGTCGATGAACTTATTAACGGAACGCTTGATCCTGAAGCAGTTGACCTGTCTGCCGATATCGCAGTCAGATGGCCGTGGAATCTTGCTGCTGCAGTCATGGGAACGTACAGCGGAAAGCCCTCTGAAGACGCTTCGAGTCTGATGTGGAATGTTTACTGCCCGGGACTCTTGGAACAGTTAGACACGCTCACAGTGCGTGAGAAAGACATTCTGTTGATGCGGTATGAACATGGTATGACCCTTGAACAGTGCGGAAACAAATACAATGTCACAAAGGAGCGTATCCGTGAAATCGAGGCAAAAGCACTCCGCAAACTGAGGCATCCATCAAGAAGCCGTGAGTTTATCTTGGACACGATGCATAAGGCTCATGAGATTGCAGAGGAACGGGACAAACTGAAGCTTGAAGTGATAACTCTCCGGGAAAGATGCAAGGTTGATGAACCTGAAACTGAAAGGCCGTACACCGACATTCACATTGAAGACATGGAACTGTCGGTCAGGTCATACAACTGTTTGGCCCGTGCGAACATGTATCATCTGTCAGATTTTGAGGGCAAGACGGTTGAAGACCTCAAGAAGGTGCGGAATCTCGGAATGAAGTCAATCAAAGAAATCATCTTGAAGCTGAGAGAATACGGCGTGGAGATCAAAGATGTATGAGGAAGATAAATGTGAAAACTGTTGGTGGTTGTTTGGCACTCCTTGCCGTTGCAATCATCCTGCTAACAGGTGGAAAGAACCAGACGACAGAACGCCGTGTGGTTGGTTTGAGGAAAAGGTACATCCAGCTGAAAAAGACGAATATGACGAATTCATGAAGGAGTGGAATTGAATGCTGACTGGCAAGATTTGTAACTTAGTCCCCGACAGGTGTTTCGGATTCATCCGCGCCGACGGGGTAGACTACTTTTTCAAATACGGTGATGTAAAGGGCAAACAAAAGTACATCTATCGGGGCAATGTTGTGACGTTTGACTACAAAGAAACAGGCATGAAATGCCCTGAAGCCTATAACATCATCCCTGAACCTGTCGCAAAGACAATCACATGGCACAATGACGCAATGCCGCCTAGTAGGGGATGGTACTGGGGACTGATGTCTGATACCGATACAAGCGCATATCCGGTTTACTATGACCGTGAGAGGAAAGAGTGGACAACGATTGACAATAGCACGGGTGAATTCGTCTATGCATACCCTGTCATGTGGGGCAAGATGAAATTTCAGCAAAGAGATGAATAGTATGGTAAAACATGTTGAGATGATAATTGATTATGTCGTTGACGGAGATGATTTTCAGTACAACGACAATCGAGGAAGCCTCACAAGATGCAAGGATTGTGACTACCTTTACGGGAGATATTGCCGTGAGCCGTCACATGGATCAATGTTTGTCCATGATGATGATTATTGCAGTAAGGCGGTGAGAAAACGAGATGGACGATAATGTAAAAATTGTTTTATCAGGATACTGTGAAGGTTGCCAAATGGCAGATATAACGGTTAGTTGGTATTGTTATGGCGGTGCGCGTTTTCTTGACGGAACTACTGTAAAAAGCGAACTGCAAGCATTCTGCAAAAACCAACAGCTTTGCAACATGTGGCATAGAAAGCTTGAGGCGGCGAAGAATTCCAATGATTGAAATGAACGAATGCACAAGACAGAACACGCTCTGCTGTGACTGTGACGATGACAAATGCATATTAGTTGGTGAAAAATGGGCTGACTGTCCGAAATACTATTGCGGCAATCCGAACGGTCTGGATAACTGTGATAACTGTGATTTCATTGACAACTTTATCGAAGAAATGAGAGAGGCATACAGAAGGGAGAACAAGGAATGAAGAAATTATTTGCAATCGTACTCGCGGCATTTATGGCAACAGCAACAGCGTCAGCTTGCCCGTTATGGACATGCAACTATGACTATTACGACTATAACTGCGGTTGTCAGTGCAATCAGCAGGCAGCTTATCACTGTGAGACTCAGGTACAGCCGATTTACTGCCAGTACTGCGGTTATGAACAGTGGAATTGTCAGTGTGATCAGTCCTACACAATCCAGTGTGACGGGGAAAACTACTATGAAGATGCGATGACAGAGGAACCGGAAACCTACTATCAGGAATGCTCATATGATGAGTCAGCAGAAAGTAGTTACAGTTGCAATTACAGCTATTCCGGTTCAGGTTGTGTCTGCATGGCTCAGTGGGCGAACATCAGAAACTCATGTGGGACAATCATTGCTCAGGCCGGTGCAGGAGACCTGATTGAAATCTGCGGAACCGAAGCCGACACAGGGCGCACACTTATCTATGACCGGACAATCGGCGTATACGGATCAGTTTTATCCGAGTGCATCTATGGTACTTATACATGGGACGGTTCCGGTGATAACGGTGCTTACAATCAGTACAACGGATATGCATCTTGTAGTCAGACATGCGGCACTTGTGGCTATGCTGTCAGCTCTTGCGTTTGCTCTCAGACCTGCGCTTATCAGCCGGTTTACTGTGATTATGTAATTAACTGTTGCTATTGACCAGACCATTTTGTTGAGGTCGGCAAAATGATTAAAATTCAGTATTTGGAGACTGCAAAATCCAATCCAGAATTTTTCAGTTGCGATTCCTGCGGTAAACAATATCGCGACGATCCGTTAATGGTTGAGGTGACACTTCAGCTCGGAAGCGGATATAAACAATATATTTATTTTTGCGATAGTTGTCGTCGGGTTTTGCATAGAAAAATTGTAGCGCTGAGGTAACAGGAATGACAGAAGAACAGGTAAAAGCAGGCAAGTCAATTCTCGACGAGATAAATATGCTTGAAGGGGTCAATAGAAACATTGATAGGCTTGTAAAACGCACTGCAGAGAAAGAAGAAATCTCAATCAAACTTGGCGAAGCGTGGATGAACACGCCATCTGCACCTGTGAACAAGGAAAGTTTCATCAAATATCTGAATGGTGAAAAACACGACGTTGAAGTCCATATCCAGTCTCTCAGAGATGAATTGGAAAGGATTTGAGGTGATGACGAATAAAAACGGAAGAAATAAAAGTTTGCCCATTTCGTACATACACAGAAACCAGACCTGCTGTCTTACAAGGACAAGGAGATATAACAGTCATGGGATTTATGGATTGTCTGAAAAGTAAATGTCCTGCATGGTATTCAAAAGATGAATATATTCCGGGTACTGGTCTTGGTCGTATAGTAGAACATTGTAAACGTTTGGATTGAGATTTGAGGTGATGAGATGGATGAAAAAGCAATAAAAATCGTTGAAAACTATATATCGGAACACTTGGATAAATCCGATACACTTCCATTTTTCGATGTCTACATTGTATGGAAATGCAAGGCATTACAGAATTGGAAATACCTTATCAGTAGCACACTTAATGATGGCATGTACTACGAGCTGACCTACAACGGCGACAAGGAAGAGTGGTACCTGGACGCATACAAGAAGTTTGAAAATCGGGTGGTACCGAGATGACAGATGAAGAGTATAGCAAAGCGATTTATGACATCCTTGCCAGTGGAAGAGGCTATAAGGCGGTGACTGACATAATCGGTTCCCTCGAAATCTTGAACGAAAATATGTTATGCGTCATGAAAGAAATGAAATCAGAGCGGAAAGCAATAAAGAAAATATGCGATGGAACTACTTCTAACAAAGATAAAGTAAAGACAGTTTTGACGTTAGTGAGCTAAGGTTTGAGGTGATGCGGATGAAGGAAAAGACAACTTACCTTTTGCCGATATGGGTAGATATCGACTGTTACGGCGACCCGAAAGATGTCCTGATTGACCTTAATGATAAGCTGACGGAATTCTTTGAGACGTACGTCGATGATATGGCGGAGAATTCCAACAGTATTAATATTCGGTGGTCAGCGAATCAGCACATAGATTTGAGGCGATGCGGATGAATGGCTTCCTGATTGACGTACCGATGATTGCATATAAGACATGGAATCTGACGGTTATTGATAAAAACACCGGAACACGAATGCTTGAAGAAGAAAAGAAACTGAAAAATGATTTGCGGAATTATGAATACAATAGAACGAATCCACATGTGAGGTGATACGGATGATCTGGTGCTATTGCGAGTCTTGTAAGAATCATGACGACGACGATACCTGCAAATTGAATTCTGTAACAATCAGCGACGAAGAAATGACGGCAGCAGGATTCTTCCAGATATTCCAGGAATTCGAAGAGAAAGATTGAGGTGATGGAATGAGCGATAATGTTAATCATCCGTCTCATTACACGTTCGGAAAATACGAAGCATTTGACGTTATGCTTGACGTTTTCGGTGTGGAAGCTATGAAGACTTATTGTCGCGTCGCCGCTTTTAAATATCTCTGGCGGTCAGAGCATAAGAACGGTCAGGAAGACATCGAAAAGGCAGACTGGTATTTGCTGAAATACCTGGAACTGAATAAGGAGAGTGAGCAGAATGAAAGCGATGATATCTCAGCCGATGAATGGCAAAACGGATGATGAGATTGTAGCAACAAGAGAAAAGGCAGTCAAGGAACTTGAAGCTGCAGGTTATGAGGTCGTGAACACATACTTTGATGATGAGTGGTATGACCCGGAAAACATGAGAGCAAGAGGTGTTGTGCAGATTCCTCTTTGCTATCTGGCGAAATCACTTGAAAACATGAGCCTTTGCCATACAGCATATTTCTGTAAAGGATGGGAAAACGCCAGAGGATGCAAGATCGAGCATGATGCGGCGGTTGCATATGGACTCGATATTATCTATGAGGAATGATTGAAATTTGAGGTGATGGGAGGCTTGTCCCGTCAAAAAGCCAAAGAAAACGGTAGTCTATAGAGACAAAGTAGTTAATGCTTTGGTAAGTGAATTATCACAACAAGAGAACTGACTCTTAGTCGGATAAAGTATAAAAATACCCCGGTGCAACCTAAAAGGTTGTTAAATGACCTGA